ATGAGGCATTTCTTGGTGCATGATACTCCACCACGGTATGTTTGTAGTGAAGCCCGGTGTAGCATCTTTGAATGTAATTTCAGAACTTGTTGGGTGGTATGGGTGACCTCTACGAGTAAAGTGAGGGCTTTCACTACCCTGAACTCCAAGTGGATTATAAAGCAGCATCGGAGGGATGTTGGTAAAATGGCTACCGTGGTCGGGGTCATGGTCAAGAATTACCTCGTTGATGAAAACTTCACAACCTCTTACATCAGCCAATGTAGCCTCTGATAAAATAAGAGTTACTCCACCTACATTTGCTGCATTTGTTAATGTAGCATGTCTTTCTTCATCATACTTGATACCCACCACAAGAGCGATTTGCTGACTTGTTAGCCCATTTAGAGCAACACCCTCGTCAGGTAACCCTGTAGCGTCAGTATTGTTACGATGGAATCCAGCAATTTGTTCGGGTCTTAGATTTGGTTGTATAACAATTTGGTATGCTCCTACTTCAGCAGGGTCAGGAAAATGATTAGTTTGAGTGTAATTACCTCCAGCCTCAAGGACAATAGAATGACCACCCATACTATTCATAGTCCCAGCAGCCCCAGTTGAAGCCAGTATACCGTAACCGTCATACTTGATTTTAGTTTCAAACATTAGCGTAAATGCTCCGCCATGTATATCACTTGGGCCTGATGGATTGGCTGTCATAGTTCCAACTCTTAATGCTGGGTTAAGAGGGAATAATCGGCTCGTAATTTCGTCATTACCATGAACAGCGGTATCGTTGTTTGTAGTGCCGTCTATTTCATTAAGATTATCAGCGAGTGTCTTGTAGTCTTCGTCAGCAAGTTTAGCCAATTTGTCTGAGTTTGCTCTTTCGTATAGTCCTTGATATGAAGGGTGCGCCCAATGTCCGGGCATCATAGGCATGGTAGCATTAACGAAGTGATGACCCATACGAGGTATAGGCATTGGAGTGAGTTGTGGTCTACTATATCGTGAATGAATTGTAGTTTGAGAGTTACCATCAGCATACATTGTATGACCCATATCAGGGCTGTTACCGCTTACTTCGGCGTGGTCACGAAGTCGCCGTGATGCAAATATTCGGGTGCTACCAGCAGGGACATAATACGATGGTGTGATGGTAAGAGTGGCGTTAGCATTGTCAGCAAGGAATTGAGCAAAGTCAATGTCTCCTACCACACCAGTGAATGTAGCACCGCTAATACCAGTATATGAAGCAACAACGCTTTCACCTGCTGGGTTTGCGATACGAAGGAATCTACGATTATCAGACACTTCCTTTGTTCCAAAGCCAGCGTCAAATATACACGCAGTAGGCGTAGGGGATGCATCATCATCTCTAAGGACAATTGTAGTATTAGCAGTCAAAGTTGTGCCTACTAAACTACTGAATGTGTAAGGTTGATTGACTACACCAGCGGCATGAGTGTAGGTCGTAGGGAACTTTTCTGTGTGACTGTGACCCATCTTAGTGATGTGGAAATACAGTGCTCTATCTTGTTGCTCGTATGAACTACGAAGTGCATTGTTATTGGTAGCCTCTACCCAGCCGTCACGAGTAGATTCGGGGAATGATTCTCCTTGTGATATATGCTCCCACCCAACTTCATTCATTGTAGGTGCAAGTCTTGGTGCTTTTACCACATTGTCAAAGAGATGACCAAGATGTGTTGCTCCCAAGTCGGGATGAATCATACCACCATCCCCAATAGTCTCATTTTGGTAGGCTTGAATAGAATCAAATCCACTACGAACCAATATGTTACCGGGTATACTATCAGGGTCAGGTAGTTGAATCTCAAGATTAGGAGCGAAGCCACTGTTTGCTGGTGTAGGTTGTAGACCACTCGCTAAACGATTTGATGCTGGTCTATATGCTCTTATGACTACTCCCAAAGGAGAGCCACCTTCCAAAGTATGAACTTGCCCTGTATCATCTACTACTGTAATATCCTCAAACTGAGTGTCCTCATTAGGTATCTCTAAAGCACCAGCCACTGCAATAGGATTTCCTTGAGCCAACTGAGGGTGCGCTATTTCTTGAGCCTGTAGAACTGGCATCATAGCCGAGTTTGTTGTCTCAAAGGAGAATCTGACATTACCATAGAGTTTCTCTCCCATTCTGTGCGGATTACCACCTACCACACGAGTAGTCCACGGCACTGCTCCTAAACCACGAGCATTAGAGGCTGGTAGAGTAAGATTACCACCATCCATTCTTTTCCATACTACATGTTCTACACTGAAGTTTTGGTGAGGGCTACGCTTTAACACATCGTAAGCATTAACATCACCAGCCCAAAATATATTTGATTGAGATTCTGTGGTAGAGAAAAGACCGCTTGGTTGTGGGTTAGTAGTAATAAAATCAGTAGCAACATTACGCTGACCTAAATCACCTTCGTGATTCAAAATACCTACATTTTTATCAATATCAAAGAATAAATCCCCTGTTGGAGCGAGACACGGCTCGGCGTTTGATAGTTGGTTATCATTACCCAGTGGAGAGTGTAAATTAAAACTGTCAGGGAATTGCAGGTCTATCGCATTGTTTGCAGTATAATCACCAACACTGGGTAGTGTTACTTCACGAATTAAAGCCTCAATATTTGGCCCTGCATTTGCTGGTGCAATAAAACGGTCTTGATTGTGAAATCTCTCATCCCATTGAGTAGTTCCACCAGCAAGAAGATAGTCACCAGTAGTTGTAAACGAGTCTCTATCTTTTCTTGCTATAAGACTGAGTTCTCCTTCGTGAGCCACTACCAATAATGAACGAGCGTATGTTCCTTGAGGATTAACAAGTTCTTTTTGTATTTCGGGTATTTTTCTTATTGTTGGTGGATTATTGAACTGAGCGCCATCAGCCCAACCCACTACATACTCACCGTATGTTATGCTCTCATCAGCACCCCAAGAAGGAGTATCGGACTCAGAATCAGCATCACTTGGGAAAGTGGATAGACTACGACCCGGAGCATCATTAGGAGGCATACTCTCAGGAGAGTTAGGTAAAGGTGTGATGTGAGGTATATGTCCTAAGACTGTAGCGCAAGATGAAGAGCCACCGTAAGGAGAGAAACCTAACATTGAGTGCCATGCACCTAAACCTGCACCATAGACTCCTACACCTGAATTATTAATAATCTGTAAAGTATTCAGGTAAGAGTATCTTTCACCATGCCACCCAACAGCCCCTACTGGCTTAGTTCGGTCAATAGCATCTACTAATCCGCTAAAGTGAACACTACCAATACCCTTACTTGCGTATCTATTACCACCTGTATTGTCTACAAAGAGTGTAGACCCTTTACTCCAAATCCATACATTAGCGCCGGGAGTAGGGGCTGGGTGAGGTAGTGTTACACCTGCGCTGGCCGAGCCACCAATTGAATTATATTGAGTTGTATTTAGAGCGAATATACGCCATACCTCTCCGTCTTCAAATGCTTTTAATCCAGTAAGTTTGTTTTGAGAAAGATAAAACCTGACATACAATAAACTGGTATTACCATCTTCATAAAATACACGACTATTGTAAGGACACCACGCTGAAGATTTAACAGCGGTATCTACTATACCACCATAGTCATGAGTCGCTTCTGTTCTTAACCAACCTGATGCGGGAATATTTCTCGCTATTTGTTGAGCGCTAATATCAGGGGCTGAAGGAATCTTAATGTCAATAAAACAGTCTCCCTGTTGTAGATTTGAAGGCCCTGCTGTATTACCAATTGTGTTAGTTGTTACATTCATTGATTGCCCCGATAGAAGAATGCCTGTAGTTGGAACTGGATTAACTGTAATTTCATTTGTGCCTGTGTTAATGTTTACTATCACACTTGGACTCGCAAGCCCAGTTCCCACAATTTGCTG